CTTGCTGGTTCTATTACATCTGATAAAATTTCATCTGTTAATGGTGCATCACTATTAGCAAATACAATTGCAGTTAATACAGTAAGTGGTAATGTTATCGTTGCAAATACTGTAAGTAACTCTGCATTTGCAACAGGTACTATTGAGAATTATTTGCGTGCCAATACATTAGACTTTGGTATGCGGAACAGAATCATTAATGGTGCCATGCGAATTGACCAACGGAATGCTGGTGCTAGTATTAACAACGATACAAGTGGATCACAATATTCATTGGATAGATGGAACATATATGGAACCCAATCTGCTAAATTTACTGTTCAACAAGATTCATCAGCAAATACAGTTGCTGGCTTTACCAGTTCATTAAAAGTTACTTCATCATCTGCATATAGCTTGAATGGAACCGATACTTTTTGGGCTCAACAACTTATTGAAGGAAACAATGTTGCGGATTTGCGCTTTGGAACAGCTAATGCTCGACCAGTTACTTTGTCTTTTTGGGTTCGTAGTTCATTAACAGGAACTTTTGGCGGCGTATTAAAAAATGGTGCTACCGATAGAAACTACCCATTTAGTTACACAATTTCTGCGGCAAACACTTGGGAACAAAAATTTATAACAGCCACTGGCGATACTAGTGGAACTTGGTTAACTACTAACGGATTAGGTTTAATGGTTCGTTTTAGTTTGGGAACCAATTATACTGGAACTGCTGGAGCATGGGCTGGTGGATATATTGATAGTGGTACTGGCCAAACAAATTTAGTTGGTACAAACGGTGCTACTTGGTATGTTACTGGTGTCCAATTGGAAGAAGGTTCAACTCCAACTTCTTTTGAATACCGCCATTTTGGTACTGAGTTGGCTTTGTGTCAGCGATATTATGAAAAGTCTTTTAGTTTAAACACCGCACCTGCCGTAGGTGTTAGTGGTCAAGGCTCGGCATTTGACACAGGAGTAACTTCGTATTCGGGAAATGCCGCTAGAAACCCAACATTAACTTTTAAAGTTTCTAAAAGAACAACTCCTACTGCGGTTTTTTATGCTCCAGGTGGCTATGGGGGCACAAGTGGAAATAACCCAGTAATTTATAATGGAGGCTGGAATAACGTAACAAGTTTTAGCCCAGTGCTTGAGCAAAATTATATGTGGATGGATGTAACGTCTCCAGTTACACTAACAACTGGAGAGAGTTATATATTTTCATTTGGTTGGGCTGTTTCTGCGGAGTTATAAAATGTATAAACTAATTAAAAATCTAATTACAGAACAAATTAATGTGGTTCAGCGTTTATCTGATAACGCTTTTATTCCATTTAATCCAGACAACACCGATTATCAAGCTTACTTAAAGTGGGTTGCTGAAGGTAACACTCCAGAACCTGCTGACGAATAATCTAATAAATAAAGAATTATAAGAGAAAAAAATAGATGCCTATTCAGTTTATCACACCGAGTATTATATCGTCAGTTGCGAATACACAAGTAACTGGTACAATTACGGCTTCTCAGATTGCAACGGTTAATGCCAATACAATTACAAGTGGTAGCATCCCATTAGCACAAGTTCCACAGTTAACTCGAGCAAAGATGCCTACTGGTTCTGTGCTGCAAGTTGTTCGTGCTGAGTATTCTGCTACTGCTTCTACCACAAGCACATCAAGTTGGACAAATATTGGTTCTGCAACAATTACACCATCATCTGCATCAAATAAAATTTTAATTACTGTAAACTATCATTCTTCTGGTATTGGTGCTATGCGTTTGTTAAGAGGTGAAACAGCACTTAACACTCCAACAAGCAATTACATGACATATTCATATTATGAAGCATTAAATCAATTGAATTACGGCGCAAACTCTGCTAGGCGAACAACGACTATGCAATATTATGATAGTCCATCTACAACTTCTTCAACAACATATAATGTAGAAATGATTGCATATTCTCTTGGCCATGGAGGAACTGGTTTTGGTGTTAATGAAATTCATGGTAGCGTCACATTTAGTGGTATTACATTAATGGAGATTGCAGCATGAACACCGTAACAAAATTACAAGCAATTATATCATTGGTACCTGGTGCCGAAGTTACAGTTCGTGGTGAAGAAGTTGAATGGTATAATCCATCAACTCCACCTGTAACAGAATCACAAATTGCCGCAGAAGTTACCAGATTACAAGCCGTATATGATTCTAACGAATATCAACGCAAACGTGCTGCTGAGTATCCATCTATTGCTGACCAATTAGACAAAATATTTCATGACGGTATTGATGAATGGAAAGAAACTATCCAAGCTGTAAAAGACAAGTATCCTAAATCATAATAAATAGACCATTATGCCATTAACAAAAGTATCGTTCTCCGTAATTCAAGTTGCTAACAATGTAACTTCTACGACTGTTGGTAATACAACATCTATTCCGTCAATTACTTTTGACCAGAATGGCGTAATTACATCAGCATCAAATACAGCAATCTCTGGTGCTGGTATCACAGCGAACACAGTTGCTAACTCAGCATTCCAGACAGGTTCTGTTGAAAACTATATGCGTGGTGCAAATTTAGATTTTGGTATGCGGAACAGGATTATCAACGGTGCCATGGTTATTTCTCAAAATACCGGCACATCAAGTGTTACTGTAACAACAAATCAATACACACTAGATAGATGGCGTTCACTTTCTTCACCAGGAAGCAAATATTCAGTTCAACAAAATGCTGGTTCTGTAACTCCACCTGCAGGATTTACCAACTATTTTGGCGTAACTTCTTTATCTGCTTACTCTGTTAGTTCTGGTGATTATCAGGGTCTTGTTCAAAAAATTGAAGGCTACAATATTGCCGATTTAACTTGGGGGACGGCTAGTGCTAGACCAGTTACTCTATCATTTTGGGTGAGGTCTAGCTTAACAGGAACTTTTGGCGGTAGTTTATTTAATGCGGCACACGATAGAAGCTATCCATTTACTTACACTATTTCTTCTGCAAATACTTGGGAACAAAAGTCAATTACTATTGCTGGTGATACAACAGGCACTTGGCTTACAGACAATAGCGTTGGTATTCAAGTTAATTTTGGTTTAGGGGTAGGTTCTGGATTAAGCGGAACTGCTGGTGCATGGTCTGGAAGTCAATTATTCTCAGCCACAGGAGCAACATCCGTAGTCGGCACAAACGGTGCTACTTTTTATGTTACTGGCGTCCAATTGGAAGAAGGTTCACAAGCTACTTCATTTGAATACAGAGAGTATGGAGCTGAATTGAGAATGTGTCAAAGGTATTTTATTAGAACCAATCCAACTGGTATATCGGGTGCTGGTGGATTAGGTGGGGCATATTTTAGTTCTACTGACGCTGGTTTTAGTTATAATTATCCAGTAACAATGCGAGCCGCACCAACAGTTACAAGGTCATCTGCTGGCGGAAATGGAGATACCTTTTGGGTATCAAATTTAACCGCAACTTCAAGCGGCACTTCAAACAGCGTAAATCCAGGAACGACTGGAATGTGGCAACAATGTTCTGCAATGACATCTGCTCAAATTGGTCACCCAGCGTTTTATAACGGAAGCCTTCAACTTAATGCGGAACTTTAATTATGTATAAACTTCAACCTGACTATATGGGTGTGCCTGCAAAATCTTTTCAGCGTTTATCAGACAATGCATTTATTCCATTCGACCCAGCCAACACCGACTACGCTAACTTCAAAAAAGAAGTCTTAGATGGTGCAGAACTGCAAGATGCCGATGGGAATGTGATGACCACAGAAGAAGCTAATGCGTTCATTGGAACACTTTCATAATTAGCACATAAATAGAACATGACCATAGTATCACACCTTTATAAAATTACCAACAAATTAACTGGTGAATATTATATTGGTAAACATAATGGTGTGGACCAAAAAAAATCAAATGGTCGATTGTATTGGGGTTCTGGTGAAAGAATACGCAACCAAGTAAAAAAATATGGTCCCAATAATTTTAATTACGAAATTTTAGTTATAGGATTACCAGAATACATATATGAATTAGAAGAAAAAATAGTAACATTAAATTTAATTGAATCTGATAATAAATGTTTGAATTTAATGGGTGGTGGTTTTGGAGCAAAACACACTTCAGATACTACTAAAAAGAAAATTAGCTTAAAAAATTCAGGTAAAATAAGGTCTGAAGAAGCAAAAGAAAAAATTAGAATTGCGAGAGCAAAACAAGTTTTTACTAAAGAACAAACAGTTAAAGCTGGAAAAACAATATCATCTTTAATTTGGATGAATGACGGTAAAAGAAGTTATAGAATTCGACCAGAGAATGTTCAAGAAGCAAAAAATAAAGGTTATGTTGATGGCCGATTGCTTGACTATATAACTGAAGAATACAGAGAAATATACAGAAAAAAAACCATTCAGCAATGGCAGAAAGTTAAAGAAACTGGCCATACTGGACTACTAATTAGGATTTAATTTTGGGCTACCTTGGAAATTCTCCGCAAAGCGGCGCAATCAGGTCAGAATTCTTTACTGGCAATAACTCTACGACCACATACAACTTGGCGTATGAGTATGGCAACGAAGCTTCGGTTCTCGTATTCATTGATGGCGTAAAACAAAAGACCGATTCATATGCAGTTATAAACGGTCAAATTATTTTCACAACTGCTCCACCTACATCTGGCACAAACAACATTGAAGTTGTTTATCTTGGTGGATCAGTTGTTACAACACCATATTTGTCCGCAGATGAATTTGGTATCATAAGAATTAATGCTGCTGAGCTAACACAAAATGCAACCATTACCACCGGATATAACGCTAGCTCAGCCGGGCCATTAAAAGTGGCGAATAATATAACCGTAAGTGTGGCTAATAATTCCACATGGACAATATTTTAACTAAAGAGATAAATTTATGGCCGGACTGATAAAAGCAGACACAATATATGGCGAAAGTTCGCTACGACTAAACGTTGGTGAAGTAACTCTCATCAATGTAAATGCTACAGCGTTCAATGTCGCACAACCACTCAATGTTCAAACTAATGCAACTGTAACAGGCAATCTGACTGTTCTTGGTAACATGACAGTAGATGGAACTCAGTTTGTTACCAATACCGAGATTCTTGTTGTTGAAGATAAAAACATTGAGATTGCCAATGTGGCAACACCAACAACGACAACTGCTAACGGTGCAGGTATCACAGTTCGCACAGGTAGCACAGCCGCTGGTTCCCGTGACCCATCAATTCAATGGGAACTTCCAAATCAAGCTTTCTTAATTAATCAAGGTATTGACATTCAGCAAGTAACTGAGCGTGCCAATGTGTCCGCAAATACCTTAAATGGTGTTTCAAACTTTGATGTGCTAGAAGGTGCTGTTAAGTTCTATACAAACAACCCAACGGGTAACTGGACAATTAACATTCGTGGTAATTCT